CGTGAAGACGAAGACGTCCGGGCCGAGTTTGGCGTTCTTGAGCTAGTTGTAGATGCCAAGACCGAGATAGTGGTAAAGTTCTCCAACGGTTTTGAAGCCCGCATTTTGGCCAAGGGCGCAGGGCAAAAGATGCGGGGCTTGAAGTGGAAAGGTCGGCGCCCAGGCCTGATTGTTTGCGATGACCTTGAGGAAGACGAGCAGGTAGAGTCGAAGGAGCGCCGTCAGAAGTTCGGCCGTTGGTTCTTCCGGGCTCTGCTCCCTTGCAGGCGCAAAGGCGGCAAAGTCCGCTATCACGGCACGATCCTGCATGAAGATGCGCTCTTAGCTCGACTCCAAAAGTCTAGCGTTTGGAAGTTCAACTTCCACAAGGCCCACGCGGGTCTCGATGACTTTTCGGAAATCCTCTGGCCTGAGATGTTCGACATTCAGCGGCTGAAGGAAATCCGCCAGGGCTACCTCGATGACAACGACCCATCGGGCTATGCCCAGGAATACCTTAACGACCCCTCAGACTCTGATGACGCCTTCCTCAAGCGTGAGTGGTTTCTCCCGATGACCGACGAGGACTACGAAAGCCCCAAGATCATCTGCGCCGCCGCCGACTGGGCTATCTCGAAGAAAGACAAAGCGAACCGCACCAGCATTACTGTTGGCGGCAAAGACCTTAACAACGTCATCAGCGTCATTGATCAAAACGTTGGTCGCTGGGACGCCCTCGAAATTATTGAGGAGGTTTTCAGTGTTCAAGAACAGTGGAACCCCGCAGTCTTCTGGGTTGAAAGCGGACAAATTTGGCTCGCCCTCGCCCCAATGCTCCGCAAGGAGATGCTTCAGCGAGATCGCTTTATCAATTTTGTCGAGCGCCAACCCATCTTGGATAAGGCCGCACGCGGACGGCCGCTCCAGCGAAGAATGCGAGCCGGCGCGGTTCACTTTGCAAACATTGCCCACTGGTATCCGGGCTACGAGGACGAGCTACTGAAGTTCAAAGAAGGCAGTGATGCCAAGCTTGATGACCAGTTTGACTCAACAGCCCTTCTCGTTGCCGGTTTTGAAACCCTCAACGACGCTGACCTAGACGACTTTACCTCGGAAGAAGAGCGCGAAATCCGGCGTTCTGATCCACGCGTCACTGCCGGGCGCGATCCCATCACCGGCTACTGAAAGGACCTTTCCATGACCTGGCTTACTCGACTTGAACAATTCGCTGCAGTGCTAGTCAATCGCAATTCCAGCGAAGACGTCGCGGCCGCAACAGCGGACCTCCACGCGGGTATTGAAGGCGCCATTGCTGACGCTGTTGAAGCCGCTCTCGCCGGTGCCGCAACCGGTGGCGTGAAGGGCGCTGAAGCCGCTGCTGTCGGCGCAGTCGAAGCTGACGCCACCAAAAGTGTGGCTGCCGTGGCTTCGAACGTCGCTGCCAACCCTGCTGTCTTGGCTGCAGCAGCTGCCGCCGCGGCTCCGGGCACTCCTTAAGCGTTGGAGGTCCTCCGTGACCTTCTTTCCTACTACCAAAGCTTTCGAAAAGGCTCTTATGTCCGCTCTCTCCGATCTGCAAACCGCAGTCAACACGAACTCCAGCCTTGTGGCTTCGCTCATCGCTCTGCAGGCTTCGAAGCCCGCCGGCACCAGTGACGCCGACCTTGCCGCAGTTACGGCCTCGCTCGCTGCTACCAACAGCGCCATCCAAAGTGTGCTGACGCCGGCCCCCGTGCCGGCTCCTGCGCCTGCTCCGTGAGGCCTTCATGAAGAAGTCGTCCTGCCCCCGCATGCCTTGCAAGCAAACCCCTCCCACCAAGGAGAATCCGACGCGTCAGCGCCATCAAGCCGCTTCTGGCGGCGTTAAGTCCTAAGGAGCTTCAAATGAGCAACTCTGCACGTCCCACTAAGAAGGCTGACAAGCTTGTCAGCGAGCATCACATGGTCAAGGTGGTCAAGAGTCATCGCCTTGCTGATGGCCATCATTCTGCCGTTTTCCCGCAGCACGCTGAAGGCATGGGTTCTTTCCACGCCGGCCATCGCAATGGTCACATGGGCAGCCACACTTCGCCGTCGCGCAAGTCCAAGTAAGGAGCTGGTGTGCAAGGACTTTCAGTCAACGCAAAGCTAGTCGGCGAGAGTCGGCTGGAAGTCCTTGACGTTTCTTCCGCGCTCGGGCCCACAGACACCCTTGCAAGTGCCGCAATCACCTGCAGCGTTTACAGCGGGACGGATTCGAGCCCGGCTAGCCTTGTAGGCAGCCCCACAGTCGATTCGACCTACAACGTTGTGAACCTTCCGCTCTTGGCTGCTGGTGTCGCTGGTGTAATCTACCAGCTTGTACTCACCGTAACCATGGCTAGCAGCTATCAAAAAACCTTCACTTTCTTCCTTGCCGTAGTGCCGGACGCCGTATGATCGAACTCGACAACTACTTGAAGGTCTCAAAAGAACTGACTGAAGAGTCCGATCTTTGCCATCACTTTAGTGAAAAAGACCTCGAACGTATCGGGGCCGTCGTGAAGGAAGGCTTTGAGCAGGATCTGGATAGCCGCAGTGCCTGGATGAAGCGGTATCAGATGGGCCTTGACTTGGCCCTTCAGCTGGTGAAGGAGAAAACCTTCCCGTGGCCCGGAGCTTCGAACGTCAAGTTCCCCCTCGTCACCATTGCAGCCCTGCAGTGGCACTCGAGGGCGTATCCTATTCTGATCAACGGCCCTGAGATCGTAAAGCTCCGCGTTCGTGGGGATGACCCTCAAGGAGAAAAGAACAAGCGTGCCAAGCGTGTGGGGGACTACATGTCGTGGCAGCTGCTGGAAGAGGACGAAAGCTGGGAAGAGGAAACAGATCGCGGCCTTATTATCCTGCCCATTGTGGGTAGTGTTTTCAAGAAAAGCCGTCGCGATTCCGTTCGGAAGATCAACACTTCAAGCCTCGTCAGCCCGGCGGACTTTGTCCTTAACTACTACGCCAAGAGCGTCGAAACCTGTCCGCGCAAGACCCATATCATTCCTATGCACAGGAATGAAATCATCGAAAAGATGCGGCTGGGGCAGTTCAAGGACTACGAAGCCGAAGGCGAAGACTCTAGCTGGATTGACCANATCCCNCTNCNAGACCCTAAGCAATCCAAGGCCAGGGAAGACAAGCGCACGGGGCTGACGGCTCCATCGCGCCCTGATTCCCAAACGCCTTTTGAAATGCTTGAGCAGCATGTGCTCTTGGATCTTGACAACGACGGTTATGCCGAGCCTTACATCATTACCATCGAGCGGGTCAGTGGTCGCGTAGTCCGCATCGTCTGCGGCTTCGAGTGGGAAGGCGTCCGGATGATCCAGGAGCGTGGTCGTGATAAAATCATCACGATCGAGCAACTGCAGTACTTCACCCAATACACCTTCATTCCCAGTCCAGACGGAGGCATCTATGGTATGGGGTTCGGAGCGTTTCTGGGTCCGATCAATTCCAGCGTCGACTCCATCATCAACCAACTTATTGATGCTGGAACCCTTGCTACAACGAGCGGGGGCTTCCTTGGCAAAGGGATTCGCATCCGTGGAGGAGAGTACAGCTTTCGGCCGTTTGGCTGGCAGCGTGTGGACTCCACGGGAGAGGATCTGGCAAAGGGTGTGTTCCCCTTCCCCGTCCGAGAGCCTTCCAACGTCCTCTTCCAACTTCTAGGCCTGCTGATTGATTACACCAATCGTATCAGTGGCTCCACTGATATCATGGTGGGGGAAAACCCGGGGCAGAATACACCGGCGCAGACCTCGCAGCTGATGGCCGAGCAAGGCGCTAAGATCAACTCGGCCATCTTCAAGCGCGTATGGCGTGGGATGAAGAAAGAGTTCCGCAAACTTTTTCTTCTCAACAAAACCTTTGTCCCGCTTAAAGGCATCACCTACGGCGATCAAGGACAAAAGATCAGCGCGGATGACTTCACCGCCCCTGCGGATGACATTCGTCCGGCAGCTGATCCGAACCTGACATCTTCTACGATGAAGATGCAGCAAGCTACAATGGTTGTTCAGCGGGCCTACACTGTCCCGGGCTACAACAAGGAACTTGCAGAGCGCCGTTTCTTGATGGCGCACCAGATTGAAGACATCGACGCCCTCTACCCGGGGCCGGACAAAATCCCTGCGCCAGAGCCGCTCAAAGTCACGCTGGAAAATATCAAAACCCAGCGCGAAGAAGGAAAGCTCAAGCAGCGGATGCAAGAAAAGCTCCTGGAGTTCGCTTCAAAGCGGGAAGAAACCCAGGCCAACATCGAACTCATCAAGGCCCAAGTGGCTCAAATCATGGCGGAAATCGGAGCTGGGCAGGCCAGTCACGAACTCGCTGTGTGGGAGGCTCAACTCGCTACGGCTCAGGCCTATGACGAGCACCTCAAAACTTCGATGGAACTTTTTAAGGAAATTCAAGGCAATGACACAGGAAGTGGAAATGCTGGAGCTGGAGGCGTTCAACCAATGGCGGGCGCACCCGGCAACGCAGGCGGTAATGGCGGCCCTGCAGCGACAGGTGGACCTGGTCGCTAGTAAATGGATTGGGGGTGAGTTTCTGGGTAAGACCCCTGATACTACGCATAGGCTGATGACTGAGGCTCTCTGCCGCGTCGACGCTTATCGTAGTCTCATAAACCTGGAATATGAAGACTACAAGGATAGCTATCGTGAGTGAACGCATGAAGAATACCTCGGGGCTAAAGCCTCTNGGCCGAGCGGTGCTGATGCAGCCNTATGGGGTGGAAGAGAAAACCCAAGGCGGACTTTTTCTCCCTGAAAGTGTGCGGGTGAAAGACCAGCTTGCGGAGCAACGCGCCGTCGTCGTTGAGATTGGTCCCAATGCCTGGCCGGGGGAACCGCCTCGTTGCAAGGTCGGGGACAAGATTCTTTTCTCGAAGTGGGCTGGCCACCAATGCACGGGGCCGGATGATGGTCAAGTCTACCGCGTGGTCAACGACAACGACATCTTCATGCAAATCACCAGCGAAAGCGTTGTCCCCACTTCGCCCGAGCCGCGCCGTAGCATCGTCACTCAGGAGGCTTGAAAATGGACATCGAAGAAAAGGCCCGGCAACTCGGCTGGAAGCCGCTGGAAGAATTTCAAGGCGCTCCTGAAAAGTGGCGTCCGGCGGAAGAGTACGTTGCGCGGGGAGAAGAACTTCTTCCCTTGCTGCGTGCGGACAAGCGAAAGCTGGAAGAGGATCTTCACGGCGTAAAGGGTGAGTTGCAAAGTACCAAAGCCGCTCTTGACGAAGCTCGCGAAGCCATCGAGGCTTTTAAAGAGTTTGCCAATGGCGCGGCGAAGAAGGACTTTGACGCCGCCGTAGCCACGCTGCAAGAAAAGGTGATCCAAGCCCGCGAGAACGGCGATGCTCGGGCGGAGATTGAAGCTGAGCGCGCTCTGGCCAAGCTAGGCACCGAGGCTCCGCAGGTTCTGCAAAAGTCTCTCACCCCGCCCCCACCGCCACCTGCGCCGCAAGCTCGAGAAACCCCAGAGTTTACAGAGTGGAAGAACGCCAACGCAGACTGGCTTGAAAAGGACAAGGCCAAAACGGCTTATGCCGCTTCCATGGCTGCGTTTGTTCGGGCTACAACCAATCTTGAAGGTCGCGAGTTCTTTGCCAAGGTCAGCGAACTTACGGAAGAGCGCTTCGCCCCTCGTGAGCCGGTTGACCGTACTGGCGCCCCGCAGGCTCGCGGTTCCAGTGGCGCAAAGAGCTATTCCAACCTTCCGCCCGACGCTCGCGCTGCTTGCGACCGTCAAGGTGCCAAACTCGTCGGCCCCGGTCGGGCCTACAAGACTGATGCTGAATGGCGCGCTGCTTACGTTGCCCGCTACGATTGGAGCTAAAACCATGACCCAAGAAAACCACTTCGGCGCTCGCGCCATGCG